TAACATTTAACCGTAACAAACAGTAACAGAATGAAGAAAGGATGATTTTATGACAGCAAAACAATATTTAAGGCAAGCTTACCGCTTGAATGAATTGATAAATAGTGACCTTGAAGAACTTGCCCAATTAAAAGTATTGTCAACAAGCATTTCTTCACCGAATCTTTCAGGAATGCCCCCATCAAGTACCAGAAATACAGAACCTTCTTTTGTGAAGTGTATCAATAAGATTGTTGACCTTGAAAAGATTATCAATGATGAGATTGATAGGTTTGTTGAATTGAAAAAGGAAATCAGAGAAGTAATAAACAATGTTCCTGACCCTGATGAAAGGCTTGTTTTGCGATTGAGGTACATAGAATTTCTTAAATGGGAAGCTGTTGCATCAAGTATGGGTCTTTCATTAAAGCAAGTTCACAGGATTCATGCATCCGCTTTGATGAATGTAAAAATTCCTTACCAGGAATAAAATGACACAGTTTAACTTCATGAGGGCATATAATGTCACTAAACTTTTATGATACAATTAAAATGCCCAAAAGGGCGAAGCAGACAGGATGATTTCTGTCTGCTTTTTTACTTTGATTGAAAGGCGGTGTTGCATATGGCACTGACAAAGAAGCAAAAGCGGTTTGTTGAAGAATACCTGGTTGATTTGAATGCAACACAGGCTGCAATCAGAGCGGGGTATTCAACACAGACTGCTTATTCAATTGGTGATGAAAACCTGAAAAAACCTGAAATCAAAAATGCTATTGAAAAGGCACTTGCCGAAAGGTCAAGAAGAACGGGTGTCAATGCAGACAGAGTGATTCTTGAACTTGCAAAGATTGCTTTTGTCAATCCAACTGATGTCATCAACATGGATGAAGCGACAGTCAGGGGTGAAGCTAATCGGGAAGATACTGCTGCAATCAGTTCTGTAAAGGTTAAGCGAATACCAACAGAAGATGGTGACATTGTTGAAAGAGAAATCAGAACTTATGATAAGATAAAAGCACTTGAACTTCTTGGCAAGCATTTGGGTATGTTCACCGATAAGTTCAAAGTTGAAGGTGCAATTCCTGTTGTCATTCATGATGACTTGGATGATGAAGATGAAGCCGAATAGTAACAGGTTAGTAACAAAACACATAAAAAAGCTTGTATATTCGGCACTTTATATTTATTGAACCATAAAAAGGCGGTGAAAGTGGCATGACAAAGCTTGATATCTCATTGAAGAAAGCTGTTGGAAAAGGTTATAACCGCTTTTGGAAGTTCAAAGGCAGATACAGAGTTGTAAAAGGTTCAAGAGCATCCAAGAAGTCAAAGACAACAGCACTTTGGTTCATCACCAACATGATGAAATACCCTGATGCAAATACATTGGTTATTAGAAAGACCTTCCGAACATTGAAAGATTCCTGTTTCACAGAATTAAAATGGGCAATTAACAGGTTATGTGTTCAGGACTATTGGAAAATCACTGAATCACCACTTGAAATGACCTACCTTCCTACTGGTCAGAAGGTTTATTTCAGGGGTCTTGATGACCCTTTGAAAGTTACATCCATTACTGTTGAAGTTGGTTGCCTGTGTTGGATGTGGATTGAAGAAGCATATGAAATCATGAAAGAATCTGATTTTGACATGCTTGACGAATCCATTCGTGGTGAAGTTCCTGATGGTCTGTTCAAGCAGATAACCTTGACCTTCAACCCTTGGAATGAAAAGCACTGGATAAAGAAAAGGTTCTTTGATGCACCTTCTGACCCTGACATCCTTGCAATTACAACTAATTACATGTGCAATGAATGGTTGGATGCAGCGGACAAGAAAGTGTTTGAAACCATGAAAAAGAACAACCCCCGAAGATACAGAGTTGCAGGACTTGGTGACTGGGGTATTGTTGAAGGTCTTGTGTTTGAAAACTGGGAAGAAAAAGCCTTTAACCTGGAAGAAATTAAAAAGATACCTGGTATCAAGTCAGCTTTTGGTCTTGACTTTGGATATACCAATGACCCTTCTGCCCTATGGTGTGGAATGATTGACCTGAAAGGCAAGGTCATTTATGTGTTTGATGAAATGTATAAAACAGGTATGTCCAATGAAGCAATTGCAAAGGAACTTACAAAGATGGGATACCGAAAAGAACGAATCAGGGCAGATTCAGCAGAACCGAAGTCCATTGACCGTTTGCGTGAACTTGGTATTTCCAATATCACTGCTGCAAGGAAAGGTAAAGACAGTGTGAATAATGGTATTGACTTCATCCAGGATTTCAAGATTATTGTTCATCCAAGGTGTGTAAACTTCTTGACTGAAATCAATAATTACACTTGGGATGTTGACAAGTTTGGAAAGAAACTGAATACCCCCATTGATGACTTCAATCATCTAATGGATGCAATGCGGTATGCCCTTGAAGATTTTGTCAAAGGAAGGACTTTTTCTTTTGATTAGTAACATGATAGTAACAAATAACCCTGAAAACCCTATATTTCCAGGTGTTTGTATATATGCAGTAATAAAGAAAAGGGGGTGAATGAATCGTGTTTAACTTTTTTCAATCCGAAACTGAACGAATAAACTACATTGTGAAGATGGGTGCTGAATCCATTATCACTGATGAAAAGTTTATCGAACTTGAAATTCAGCGGTTCAAGACCAGTCGAAGAAGAAAAGAAATGCTTGATGGTGAAAGGTACTTTGCAGGTGACCATGACATCCTGAAAAAGAAAAGAACCATCATTGGTGAAGGTGGCAAGGTTGTAACTGTTGACAATCTTCCGAACAACAGGATTGTTGATAATCAATATAAAAAGATGGTCAATCAGAAAGTGAATTACTTGCTTGGTCAACCAATAGCAATCAGGACTGACAATGAAACCTATGACAAGCTATTGAAGCAGATATTCAATAAGCGGTTTATGCGCTTGTTGAAGAACCTGGGTAAGGATTCGCTGAATGAAGGCATTGGATGGCTGTACATCTATTATAATGAACATGGTGAATTCACCTTCAAAAAGTTCAAAGCACATGAAATCATTCCTGGATGGCATGATGCTGAACACACTATTCTTGATTATGCTATCAGGATTTATGAAGTCATTGCTTATGAGGGTTCAGAGGAAAAGACCATTGAAAAAGTTGAAGTTTATGACCAGTCAGGTATCTACTATTTTACATTGGATAATGGTCACCTTGTTCCTGATGAACCGTTCTTTGCAAATTATTTCACTGTGACTGATGATGAAGGTAATGACCAGGGGTGGAACTGGTCAAAGATTCCGCTGATACCGTTCAAGTACAACAGTGAAGAAATACCATTGATAAAAAGCATAAAATCATTGCAGGATGGCTTAAACACCATACTTTCCAACTTCCAAAACAACATGGAAGAAGATGCAAGGAACACAATCCTGGTGTTGGTCAACTATGATGGTGAAAATCTTGGTGAATTTAGAAAGAACCTTGCAACTTATGGTGCTGTTAAGGTCAAGACTGTTGATGGCGCAGCGGGTGACTTGAAAACTTTGCAGGTGGAAGTGAATGCCGACAATTACAAGGCAATCATTGAGATATTCAAGAAGGCAATCATTGAAAATGCAATGGGTTATGATGCCAAAGATGACCGCTTGAATGGAAATCCAAATCAGATGAACATTCAGTCCATGTACAGTGACATTGACCTGGATGCAAATGAAATGGAAACCGAATATCAAGCTTCTTTTGAAGAATTGCTTTGGTTTGTCAATTGTCATCTTGCAAATGCAGGCTATGGTGACTTTGAAGGTGAAGAAGTTGAAGTCATATTCAATCGTGACATTCTGATAAATGAATCAGAAGTCATTGATAACATCAACAAGTCCACTGGTATTCTTTCTGATGAAACACTGGTTGCTAACCATCCATGGGTTGATGACCCACAGAAGGAACTTGAAAGGAAGAAGCAAGAAAAAGAAGCTGCAATGGCTGAATATCAGAATGCTTTCAACCCCTACCCTGCTGCTTCCAATA